TTTCTTTACAGGTCTCTGGAATGGGATCGTATCCTTCTTTTCCGGGATTCTTACCGGCATTGCGTCTGCGGCTTCTGCGGCATGGGAGGGGATTAAAACAGCAGCCTCCACTGCATGGAATGCGATCAGCACGACAGTGACAACCATAGCGACCGGTATCAAAACGGCTGTCTCCGAAAAGTGGGAAGCCTTAAAAACAGCGGTAAGTACAACGGTGGAGAATCTGAAGACAGGTGTAACGACTGCATGGACAAACCTGAAGTCTTCGGTGAGTACCACAGTTGAAAATCTGAAAACAGCCCTGTCCACTAAATGGGAGGCAATCAAGACGGCGGTATCCACGACAGTTGAAGGGCTTAAGACGACTGTGATAACTGCGTGGACAAACCTGAAAACTGCGGTCAGCACCACGGTCGAAAATCTGAAGACCGCCCTTTCTACGAAATGGGAAGCAATCAAGACAGCGGTATCAACAACGGTCGAGAACTTGAAGACGGCCCTTTCCACCAAGTGGGAAGCTATCAAAACAGGCGTTTCGACAAAGATGGAGGCCCTGAAAACTTCGCTCACGACAGCGTGGAATAATGCGAAGACCGCCATCAGCACGACAGTGGAAACGCTGAAGACAGCCTTGTCGACTAAGTGGGAGACAATCAAAACGACTGTAAGCACCAAGATGGAAGGATTGAAGTCTTCCATCACAACAGCATGGACGAATACGAAAACGGCAGTCGGTACAACCGTCGATAACCTGAAAACGGCTCTGTCCACGAAGTGGGAATCCATCAAAACAGCAGTGACCACTGCTGCTACGAATATCAAATCATCCGTTTCTACAACCTGGAGCAATATGAAGACATCCGTATCGACAACGATGACTAATCTGAAATCCTCGATCGATACAGCATGGACGAATATTAAGTCGGGAATTTCGACGGCAGTGAACAATGTAAAATCTACGGTATCGACTGCCTTTACGAGTATCAAGACCAACGCCACAACGGTTTGGAATAACATTAAGACAGCACTCACCAGCCCGATTGAATCGGCCAAATCAACGATTAGCACGGCACTGTCGAATATCAAGGGATTGTTCAATTTCCAATGGAGCCTTCCTTCCTTGAAGCTTCCTCATTTCTCATGGTACTGGAATGACATCGGTTTCGGTATCAGCATCCCGAGTATTTCCGTGTCCTGGTATAAGAAGGCTATGGATAACCCGATGATCCTGAACAACCCAACCATTTTTGGCGCGATGGGAGGTAAGTTGCTGGGAGGCGGCGAAGCTGGCAGCGAGATGGTGGTCGGCACCAATACCCTGATGGAGACGATCCGGCAGGCAGTAGCCGGACTCCTTAACGGTGATACTAACATCAATTATGGAGGCGTGACGGTGAACGTTTACAGCCAGCCGGGACAGGATATCTCGCAGCTGGCGGATGAGATTGAGGAACGTATTAATGAGAATGCATTCAGGAGGAGGGCAGGATTTGCATGAGTCATCTGATGAAATACAACGGGATCAGTTCTGCGGATTATGGGATTCACCTGTCCGGGGAAGATACCTGGAAAAAGCCCTCTCCTGAATTTGAGAGGACAGCGGTGCCCGGCAGGAACGGTGACCTGATTGTCTCCAACCGGAGATACAGCAACGTGGATATCACCTACCATGCCGGGATCTATCATAACTTTGACCAGAATTATACCGGCTACATCAATGCGGTTCTTGCGGAGCCAGGATATCACCGCCTGGAGGATTCCTATCATCCGGATGTGTACCGCATGGCTGTGATTGAGAGCTGCTTTGAGCCGGAGATGTCCACCTTAAACCATCATGGTCAGGTGGCGATTAAATTCAACTGTAAACCACAAACCTTCCTGCGGTCAGGAGATCAGAAGCTGACCTATACCGGTATGGGAACGATCTTCAACCCGACGATGTTCACAGCAAAACCGCTCCTGCGTATTTTCGGAAAGGGGACGGTTGATATTGGGGATGAAAGCATCACGACGCTTTCGACGGACAGTTATACCGACGTTGATTGTGAGAGCGAAGAAGCTTACATGGATGATGCGTATTCGCCAAGAAACAGCCTGGTACAGGTATCCGGGGATGATTTCCCGGTGCTGCCTCCGGGCCTTACAAATATTCGGCTGAGCGGCGGCATTTCGAAGCTGGAAATCATACCGAGGTGGTGGAAGTTATGAAGCCGATCATATTTCCTTCGAATGAGACAGCTTTTCTTACGAATGGGCTGGGCCGGATTGATCCGATCAAGTGCACCGTGACAGAGGAGCGAAACGGACAGTTTGAATTAGAGACGATCGTCAGTATAGATGATCCGCATTTTTCAGATCTGGCAGAAGGGGTGATCCTTTACTGCAGACATGATGATACGCCAGATAAGCAGCCGTTTGAAATTTACAAGATTACAAGGCCAATCAATGGCAAGGTGACGGTTTTTGCCCATCACATCACTTACCGGACGATGAAAATGGTGGTGATGCCTTTTACAGCGGACAGTCTTTCTTCGGCCTTTACAGGGCTGCGGGAGAATTCTGTCACAACCTGTCCATTTACCTTCTGGACAGATAAATCCGTATCAGCACGGTTCTCTGTGAAAGAGCCGGTTTCGCTGCGGTCGCGGCTTGCCGGGACGGAAGGGTCGATCCTGGATGTGTACGGGACCGGGGAGTATGAATGGGATAAGTTCCAGATTAAGCTTCATCTGCACCGGGGGACGGATACCGGTGTTGTGGTGAAATACGGGAAGAATATCACGGATATCAAAAAGACAACGGATGCCACAAACCTTTGGACGGGTGTCTGCCCATACTGGAAAGGCGTTGATCCGGAAACACAGGAAGAACTTCTCATCACGCTTCCTGAAGAAGCAGTGTATGCAGATACAGTGGATGATTACACCTACCGGATGGTGATTCCGCTGGATCTTACGGCAGAGTATCAGACACCCCCGACCGAAGAAGTCCTGAGAGCAAGAGCTTCGGCTTATGTTGAGGCGAATGCGGTACATTCCATGCCGACCAGTATTGAGGTATCCTTTATCGCCCTCTGGCAGACTGAGGAATATAAAGCAATCGCTGAACTGCAGCGCCTTCGCCTTTGCGATACGCTGACAGTCCAGTACACAAAGTTGGGCATTAAGAACACGGCAAAGATCGTGAAGACTGTCTATAACGTGCTGCTGGAGAGATATGACTCCCTGACTATCGGGGAGACAAAAGAGAATTTACGAAGTAAGACATAAGGAGGGAGAGAATGATTACATATACCTATGACCTGGATGTGACTCCGGGCGGGGTGCCGCTCAGTGTCCATGCAAGTCAATATGATGGGGACAGCCGGACGTTTGTATTCCGGCTTTTTTCAAGCGCAGGAGAACTGTCCCTCCCGGCTGCAGCAGAGGCGGCAGTGAAAGGAACGAAGCCGGATGGGAATGGCTTCTCTTATACAGCCGAGCGTTCCGGCAATAATGTCACAGTTCAGCTGACCAAGCAGATGACGGCAGTGGCTGGTCATGTGAAGTGCGAGATCGTGATCAGCCTTGGGGAAACGGAGCTGGCCACGGCAAACTTCATCCTTGTGGTGGAGCGGGCTGCTCTTGATAAGGATACCCTGATATCCGGCTCTGAGATCAGGGAGATCATTGAGATCACAGACCGGACGGATGAGATCCTTGCGGCGGCAAGATCCATGGAGCAGTCTGCGGCAAGCGTGGAAACGAATGCCAGGGCGGCGGCAGCTTCTGCACAGAGCGCATCAGAGAGCAAGCAGTCCGCGGCACAGTCCCTTACTTCCGTACAGCAGAAGGCAAGGGAGATCGCAGCCATCAAAACGGAGGCGGACCTGACGGCTGCCCAGGCGCTGGAGAAAGCTACGAATGCGGAAAATGAAGTGGCTGAGAATCAGAACACGCTGGATTCCTTACGAAGAAATGATGAAGCGATGCAGCTCCTGATCGAGGGGAAGATAGACGGGGCCTATGTGGAAAGCGGGTATCTGTACCTGACTTCCAATGATGAGATCGTCGCCGGCCCCCTGGGACCTTTCTCCGGAGGCGGAGGAGGCGGCGGAGAGGGTGGCAACAACGCCCAGATCACCATGACCAACGCTGCCGGATGGCTTTCCAAGACGGTCGCTTCCGATGAGGATGTGACAATCGTGGTGAACTGGTCGTCCATTGAGGATGATATGCCAACCGGAAATGGAAGCATGAAGATAACGGTCAACGGGGCAGTGAAGGCCATCCTTGAGGTTGCCCAGGGTGAAGTCAGGGCGGAGATTTCTTCCTATCTCACCGTCGGATCAAACGTGGTGAAGGTAAACGTCTCCGATATGTACGGGAATAACCGGACGGTCAACTATTCGGTCACGGTGGTGGCGCTGTCGGTTTCTTCTCCGTTTGACGACACGGCAGCCTATACCGGCCCGATCTCCTTTGCCTATATCCCTGTTGGAAATGTGCAGAAGACAGTCCATTTCATCCTGGACGGGAACGAGATCGGGAGTACCGTTACTTCGGTTTCCGGCAGGCAGCAGTCCTTTACTATCCCGCAGCAGACCCATGGGCCACACACGTTCTCCTGCTATTTCGATGCGGTGATCAATGGGCAGACGGTCCGGTCGAATGAACTGTATTACGAAATCATCTGTCTGGAAGTCCTTAATGACACACCGATCAT